TGGATAGCTTTTAGCGTTTTATAATAGACCTCTAGTTTTTCGTGCACCCTCTCCCCAAACTCTAGGGTGGAATACTCCTCGCCCTCCTTCGCGGGGATTGGTTGGACGCCCCGGCCATTCCGCAAATACGCCTCATAATACGCCCACGGGCACATGCGAAACATTTGTGCGGCGCTGTTGTCAATAAGCAATGGTATCATCCTTTGGAAGTTCGTGTGATACGATAGATACTTCTAATTCTAATACCTGCACGCGGTCTCGAAGTCGTTCATTTGCCACCTCCAATGGGTCCCATCTTCAATACGCTCCCCCTAGGAATCATCAACGGAGATAACACACCCCCGGTTTCGCCAGTGGAGCTTGATATCTCAATGTGAGATTCGCTGACGCTAGTTACAAACCCAATAGACTTGATCTTTGGAAGCATGCGATTCTGGGGATGATGCGGGTATCTCCACCCTTCTACAAACACGCTATCCAGCCATTCCAACTCTATCCTATCCCCGATCTTGATGGTGGGTTTCATCGGTTGCGGTTTCATCGGTTGCCGCCGAGAGATGAATCAATCACACGAAATTGCGGGTCCCGTGTGGCGTTGCTTGTTGTGGTATAAGCTATAGGCGGTTCAAGTATATTCAAATGAGAACGATTTCCAGAAGTAACGCTTCTGTATAACGGTGTCGTGCGAAAGGAATCAAATTGCCCAGTAAATTCATCAAACCCTTCATCCATCCCCTCTCCCTCCTCAAACATCCTTCTCTGATGTGAAGTGTCTCCCAACATCTTCACATAGAGACTCCTGGATTTCCGTGTCCATCTCTGCTCTCGAATCAGCATGAGGCGGGTGTCCTCAGGGAGATGTTTAGCCAAAAACTCTAGCTTAGACTGCTTGGACATCTGTTCCCACTCTGGCGGCCACATCATATTCAGCATCTTCCCCCGGACGATGTTGAGCATGAACTTAATGGCTCGTGCGCCGGTAATGGGGCGATGGCCGCGTTTTTGGATGAGAATCCTGAGTTTAGTTGACAAGTTATTCCTCCTCTCCAAACACAATGTTCGTCTTGTTCTGCTTTTTGTATCCACCCTTCGCCCACTTGATGATGCTGTTGGAGAGGCTGGATATCCCTTGCCGGATTCCCTCACTCACCCCAGGGGCGCTATTAACCTCCAACACATAGAATCTGTTGTCCTTCCCCTTGATGATATCCACCGCCCCGAAGTCCAACCCCAGCGCAAACACGGCCTTCGCCGCTAAGGGACCCACTTCAGGTGGCCTTACCGTTTTCTCGATGAACGAGAACGCGAAGCCGTTTTGCCAATTGCGCCCGATGCGCTTGAACTTGTCAGGATACTTCATCTCCTTGGTATACACAGCCTGAATCCGCCGCCTGTACACCCACGCCCGATATTCAGTCTCAACCGGAATGTATTGCGTGAAGAACTTGGAACCACTATCCTTGCGCCATTGTATCTCTTCAATCTGCATCACTGGCCGAATGTCCTTCCCTCCATGATGTTTCTCCTCCCTCGCAAACATCGGAAACTCTATCCTGCTCCAATCGGCTTGCTCGATGTCGATGACGAACGGGGGCACCCTCACGCCCCTCTCGGCCAAAAGCTTGATTTGTTGGAGGTTGTTGAGGTTGCCTGCTTGGGCATTCAGGCACGGGCGGTTTCCCTTGTATGGGACCCCATAGCTGATGATGCCCTCAGCCTCATTCGCCATGACCAACCGTGCGCCCTTTTCCACCAGCAAATCTGCCAACAACTTGCCGGTTGGGGCGCTCATCTTTGCGACTAGTAGTGCGAGGTTCATTTTATGGCGTCCTTTACCTGCATAATGGTGATAGCGCCCTTAATTAACAACATAAATCATCGGCTTATACGTCAAACTCTTCCCGCAACCACCCTTGTCCTTGTTGCAAGTGAAGTGGCTCGGTACCGCCCCTTCAGGAATCTCCCAATCTTTCTTACAATCCAGGCAATACGCATTGCCAAACTTCTTGTGTTTGCCGTGGTGCTTCTTGGCCTTCTCATTCTCCTCAAACGTGAACCGGGCGATGTTTTTGGTCCGTTGTTCTTCCCGATCCCACTTGGTTTGGCGGTCCTTATACCCCTCATACGTCCGCCGATAGGGTTCATTATAGGAGCCGTGGAGGGTTTTGAATCTGTTGTGATATTCCAACCCTCGCTCCCCCAAGATCCAAGCAGTGTCATCGGCCATCGGCGCAAACGCAATCTCCGGCCTCTGTTCCTGAAACCACACACCAAACCGCTCGATCCAGGGTCTCATGGCGCGATGGAGGGTAGCTTTCTCGCTGCTCCACACCAGAAAGTCATCATTGCTCCCTAAAACCATCGGGCTTCCCGAACGAAACAGCAGCAATTTCTTCGGATAGGATGGGTGGATCGCAGAGCCAGCAGCCGATCCTGATAGTTTGTTAAGCTCTGAAACGCACTTTTCAGTAATTCCATATTTGTCCACAAACGCTCGTATGATATCACTGTCTGTCTCCGCCCCCCTCTCCATCCCCGTGGACTTGAACAACATGTCATCATTGTGGATGATCCCATTGTGAACAATCGCCCCCGCCCCATTGAACATGGGGTGGTTGTTTTTATTGTTTCGTGGACTGCCCTGGGTAGCAGCGCGGGTGTGGAGTAACACCGCCCAGCTATCCTCATGGAGATGCTCGTCTACGAAGTCTGTGTACATCTTTTGAGTTACAAACCTCCAAGCGATGGTGTCAGCTTTGAGGATGTTGATGGTTCCGTCCGCTTGAGAGATTGCCAGTCCCGTGGAATCAGCACCGCGGTGCTCATTTCCAACCAAAAGAAGTTTCAAAGCGTCCTTTGGGATTGGCTTACTGCCCATCCGAATTATTCCAGCTTGACCGCAGATATAGCTACCCTCCTTTCTTTTTATGCTTCCTCGTATCTAGAATCGTTATCGTCTCTTTGAACCTCGCCCCTTACCATCGAAACGATGCTTCCTCGGCTTGGCAGCGGCTTTTTTCTAACCGGCTTCGGTGGTTCAACCGGCGCTCTCCGTCAGCACACTCCTGATCGCCGCCCGCTGATCCTTGTTTGTGGCGTGGGCGTGTTGGTCGTAGATGTCGCTTGGGATGCTGATGTGCATTTGTGGCGGACTACTTTTGTCACACTTCGCCACATGCACCACCCAATCTAAAACGGGATGCTTCCGAATTGCCGCCGTCAACGCCTTTGCATCCATCGGGGTTTGGCTTGTTACTGTGAAACGTCTCCGATCCCCGCGTGAAAAGTGAACCATACATCCCCGACTCAACAACCCCTGTGCCACATCACTGACTCCATAGACATGCGGTTGGGCTGTCGCCTTATAAACATCCTCCGGCAACCCAAATGGTTTCCAGTTGCAATTCGGCAGCTTGGCCGGAAGCGCCTTCCCGTGCACAAGATAATCAAACAATTGTTGCTTCGTCTCCTCCGTCGGCTTAATCACAGGCGGAAAGAATGTTCTGATGGTATTCAACGTGCAAGTCGATGGCGCAACCCCCCATCTCTTCTTAAAATCGCTGTTCTCATACTTCGGAAACCCCAATTTCTGAAGCGCCAACAGGCAGATGCGGGCATCGTCATCCCTGAATTTATATGCCCTCAACAGGTTTATCAGTGTTTCTTGGGGCCTGTCATTGCTCAAGAACTCTGTGGCGTCATTCAGGATACACAGCTTACTTACAACCAAAGTGAAATAAGCCGCCCACGGACTAGTCATCCAACTTGGCATAGTACGATATTCATATCCATGGACCTGTGGACGCCAATCGCCAAATCTGCCATAATAAGTTGCCTCGCGTCGGGCAGCCTGCCCCTTTGAGTCCAACACATTCGCGGCTAACAGAAGTTGTGTGACCGCATCAAGGCTCTGTATACAAACCGGCGTATCCGGCCTCTTACGGCCAATATGGATGTGCCCACCAACCCCGTCATCCCCATATTTTGCTGGAGCTATCCAATCAATCTTGTCCAATCCGTAGGCTTCATTCATCCACCTTACCGTATCAACAAGGCTGGCGATAACGTCTAATATGAACCGGGATGGATACGCCCTCAACTCCGCCTGCCGCCCGCTCATATCCGAACCAAACGCCGTGAGAGTATCAAGGCCACATGTTTGGGCATGTCTATATCTGCCACGAACCCTGTTCCCCGCTGCGTCTATCTGTGGCATCTCCAAAATAAACTCCGGGTCCGCCCCAACACAGAAGCGATTGATAAGGCGTGGCTCAGTTGGATACGAATCCATCGGCAACTGGAAAAACTTCTGCTCCCACTTCGCCAGCAACTCCGAGGGAGCCGCCACGGAATCCGCCTGGGCTATAGCCTGAAACTCGGTTTTGCGCCCGCCCCTTACAATCAACCTGTGATAAAGGCGGCGCTTTTCGTCTCGATAATCAGCCACGTTTCGGCTCCTTCATACAACCCCCTTCGCACTCAATATCAACGCATTCAAAAGATTGATCGGCTGTGGTGTGAAGAACCAATTGTTCAGGCATTCATCATTATAGCAGATGGGGATGCCAAACTTGCTTCTTGTGGTATCTTTATCACACATCACACATTGCATCGGGCTGCCTTTGAGTAGCAGCTTATACGCATCCACCAGCGTCGTCGTGCATCCATACTTCTTTTGATGCTTGATTCGTTCAGCTAAGGTGTTCTCCGGCATCTCACAACACCGGCAAACCGCCGTGGTGATGTTAGCCCCCACGTTCTCCAGCGCCCAAAACCGAAATTCATAATGGCGGAATTGCAAGGTGGCGTCGTAGACAGCCCCTTCGCCAGAGATGTCCTCAACTTGCCTAGGGGCGTAGTGTGCCGGAAGCTGTGGATGCTGCCAATACTCCACCTTCCCTCGCTTGGCCAACCTTCTGCCCCCCGGCATGAACGATTTTGCGATTAGATAGTCTGGTATTGGCATGTTAGCCCTTAGACTTGAACAACCCCTTTGGCTGCTGTTCAATTAGCCACGCAAGGTATCTAAATGAGCGGCCCTTGTTATTCAAATCAGCCAAGGTAAGCTTATGATACCTGCCCTCATCTTGAAACTGTCCGCGGCACGAGCTAAGTCCCAACCAATCCCGAACTTGACTAGGAAGAAACGCTCGCGACCCTGAGAACTTTTTGATGATCCCAGCCTTCACCGCCAACTCACAAGCCACCCCAAGGCAACTATATCGGTCCCCCTGTTTTAGTGTATACTTTCCCTGCTCGTACTTCCCACTCCTCAACGCCTTAACCCACTTCTTTGCCGCTGCATTCATAATTATCCTCCACCTCCTCTCTCCAACACATTCTTAGGCCGCGCACAAAATTAAACCACCCGCAACCCAGTCTCAACAACCTGGTTCTCGGGTGGGTGGCTCCCATGTTTGTATCCCGCCCCTAAGCGTCCTTAAGGTATGGGGTGGCCCCTTACTGGCTCCGCGAACGGAGGCTTCAGGATAGCGGTGACAGTTATCGGCCCTTGCGAGGCTCTTAACCGTCTATATCGCGCTCTATGTTAGAACGCGAATATCGTGATGCTACAAGGTATAATCGCTACATTCACAAATCGCTACATTCACAAACGCAATCCGGGTTGTTGTCGATATCATGGCCGTGTTAATTCCCCCCTCCACAACCTTTTCTCATTACCCGCTCTTTTCTTGATTGTTTCTATTGTTCATGATAGGGTATCCGCTCGCCATTCCTGAGGTTGTGTCCAGTCTCGATGCTTCGATAGCCTCAACCAATCCAAAACTCAAACGTATCCGTTCGGATCAACGCAACTTAACCAGAAACCCACCCGAGGGCAGGGTTTTTACATCCAGTCAACGCTCCCCGAAAAGTAGCGGTTTGAGTTGTTATAGATCAGTCACAGCTATCGTCCCAGAGCAACCAAACGCGAAGGTCTCCCTCCTTGGCCCATACAGAGCCACTGCGATTTAGTCACCGTCGAGGCGCGTTAGATTGGCGATGAACCAATCGTTCATCCCAGACGGCGAGCGGAATCTTTGATTAACCCTTGATAACCTTAACTTGGTCAATCATATTCTGTGTGCCTCAATACACATCAATACACATCCCCCGTATACCAGTTTTGATGGCTGTCATTGACCTCAACAGCCTTAACCTCAATGGTTTTTGAGGCATCCTTCTTGAGCGCCCGTTGCTCACAGCATAGGAAATTGCAGATGAGGGTTTTATTCACAACCCTCGTCACCGGGCGTCCACACTCACAAACCATCTCATCGTCCACAAACTTGTTATCCGCGCAAAGGGGACACTTCCCGCCCTTAGGGTCAATCCAAAACCTCCCCATGCAGATTGGACATGTGATTCTCATCCTCAAACCTCTAACCTTCTCATCCAACCTCAACCTTTATCCTTCACATCAAACATCAAACCTTCGTTGTTGTTGCTGCAAACCCTTGCCACGTATAAAGAGAATGTGCTTCTTGTCTACAACTCATCGTTGGCTGCCCTGGATTCAACAGCCAATTATTCTCAATGTCTTCCGGGTCTTTGATGATGCTTTCCAGTCCATCAATCCCTACGTTGAAAAGTTTGTCAATCATCCCCATTGTCCATCCCCGCGACGCCATCAGCCACGTGAAAATCGGCTTGTTCAACTCCAAGAGTTTGCGTGCAATCTTGGCATCCCCATTCTGAATCGCCTCCACAACCATCTCCTCGGGCGCAACCCATAAGTTCGCATATTCACTCAAAGCCAACATAACCGCCCGCCGTGCAATTTCCCATGTGGCATGAAAAACAACCGGATGTGAGAGCCAGAAGTTGCTCAACACTCGATACTCCAATCCATGCTCCGGCCTTCTAAACTCCCCCGCCATCCCATAATATCGCCGTCGAATGGGATGGTCAAAGCTCTTGGCTGCCCCAACACTCCACAGCCCCACAATTGCATCAAGCATCTTCACAACATGGGTAATGTTTTTGTGTTTGATGAGTTCCGTACAACCAAAGTGCATGTGTCCACCCGCAAACCGATATCGCAGTTGGCGTGGATTCCCTGCCTCAATCCCCTTCAATCCATATGCGTTGAGTGAAGGCGCACATCCGAGTGACACATGTGGGTCCATGGCAGTTCTCAAGGTTGAAAGTGGCACTCTCACCACCGACTTGAGAGATAACTTCGCGTTCGGGGCGACCTTGACTGCTTCATCCCGAATGGTCCTCAATCCCTGTTGCACATAGCACATCAAAAACATCAAGCAAGTTGGTGCCCACCCCAGCGCCAACTCAGCCTGAAACCCGTCCCAATATTGGTGGGTGAAATAGGGTGTAAGGTGTGTGTCCGCATCGTGTGCGTACCACGTCTTTAGCGGATTCCCCTTATCCGGCAAAAACTCCCACGCCGGAAGCACCTTGGTTCCATTCATGACAAACACTTCAGGGTCGGAGCCGACAAAAGGATTCGCGATTGGGCTTATAAACATCGAACCAACCGGCGCTTTGGCTTGCAATGTTGCTGTCATGCTAGCTGCCTCCTATCTCTCAAATTGTTTCCCCATTGCTTCGTGCAGGAACTGTCATCCCATGGATGGGTTTCAGTGTTTGAACCATGTCCGAAACCGCGCAACAACACACAGAATAAACAACCCTATCACCGACATCGCCAGTGTTGATGGCTCATCCACACTTACAACAGATGGCGCTCCAAACGGCGCAAATCCTCCAATGAAAGATGGAATTGTTATTGGCGATGATTGACCCATTTGAGGTGGCGTAATTGGCGCGCTCGGGATAATTGGCGCGCTCGGGACCAACATGGTTGTCATGGGCACCTTTGGAAGCGGCATCTCAATGATATCACCCGGAACCGTATCCGGCGGATATAGGTCATCCGGCTGGTCAAACAGCGTCTCAACCGGCGCTGGCGTATCAAACCGAATGATATTCCCACACTTCTGAAGGATTACCATCCCATTCCCAGCGATAATGATCGGCTCACCCGCCTTGATATATCGTGGCTGGCGTGTCCAATACAACACACCATTTTTCACATACGAAACATACGCAAACGTCCCATGCGTCAACACGGTGAAAATCGCATTCTCGGGGTTCAAACCATCATACAACCCGGCATGGAGTCTCAACTCCTCAAGGTTATGGATGCCGCCAGCGACCAATGGGTGTCCAAATGCCGCAGCCCCGCCGGTTTTATATAAATGAATCGTGCGTGCTGTGGGCGCGTGCGTGCGCGTGTCAATGACGTCCAAGGAAGGTATCGAGAAAATCGCCCATCCCCCCATCGCCGCTGCAATGGTCGCTGCTATCAACCCCTTTTTCTTCATCGCTCATCTCCTCAAACTCAAGCCGATATTGCTCTTTAAGTTTTTGCCTGTCAATAAGATACCGTTTGTATAGAAGTGGATGATCCCACCAATGTTTGGGGACTGTCATATGCAATCCCATTCTGCGATTCTGTTACGTTCTTTGTTCATGATTTTGGCTTGTACCTCGCTGCTAACTCCGCCTCCAAGCGCTCATCCTGTCCAAACGGGTTGATCGCCAAATCTGTCAGCCATGCACTATCACTCCAAGGCCTGTAAACCCCAGTCTCAGGGTCCGCAACCGATCCCTCTGTCAACCTCCACCCATCCTCCGGCTTCCTTCGCTGATGGTAATCGAGGTGCAACCGCTGCGAAATCGCCAATCCCGTCGTTGTCCAAGCCTTCAGTGTCACCTGACACTGTGGGCAGGTCCAAAAGTTTTGTGGATCGCCTGTGGCCATGATTCAACCCCCACCTAAAATGGGTCACTCAATGCGCCCTTGTTGCGTTTTAAATTCTCGGTCATCTTCAAAATGCGCCAGTTCTGCCAATCTCAATGGCTTACACATACAAGGTTGCCGATGGTTTTCCTCATCGTTGCAATTGGATTGTTCGTTCTTGGCGCCCATAATCATCCGCGTCATGAACAACTGCCCCTTAACCTTACGCCTGCACCGTTCTAGCGTCGATGTGAACTTGAAGCTCGACAACCCGGATAATGGACACCCCAATACCAGGTGATTAAAAATCCTTGCCGTCTCAAGCACATCTCTGCCAGGCTCATCCATGCGCTTATGAGTCTTGGGGCACCTATCGTGGAACATCATGCTAATTTCCACATAGTCATCCATGAAGGGCAACAAACGTCCGGCATAATCGCTGCCCGCAATAGCGGCGGATATACAACTTTCCGCAGAGTCAATCGCAAACATATAATGGTCATGCAACTTTCTTGTCATTAGCGCCATGTTTGCCTCGCCTTTTGTACGGACGACGGTTCATAATTCAGAAAATCGCGCTACCATTGCCATCACCGCGCCATCAAACTCCCAATCATGAATCCAATGAGCCAAATGGTGCCAATCAATAAAATCATCACCCCAACAAATGCAATCGTTCCCAACACTTGCATGATTCTCATTGTGCATCATCCATTGTCAACCTCCACCATCAAGTAAACTCTAGGCTAAGCCACATTGTGACTCAGCCTGCAATCTACTTGCTTGGACAGTTCACAATCACCAAGCCACTGTTGTTAGTCACGGTTGGCACCTGTCCATCCAAACAAACAACCCCCACTCCATACGGCCCAAGCGCAATTGTCTTGTATTGCTTGGCTAATACCTGACCAAAAACGATGATCGTCGAAAGTAACAAACCCAAAATCACAGCCCCGACATAGATTGCAAGTCGCAGCTTCATGCCATCGCCTCCGCCTGTGGATTTGACATCGCCGCCTTCATGCTCCGAAACCTCTCACACCTCCCACATTCACAATGGTCCTGCACAGCCTCAACCGCCAACTCCTTGAAATCAACCAAAACCCTTGTCCCACCTGCATTCACAACCTCATAGATATTGCCATCTTGCGTTTGGATTCTCATACGATCTCCTTGATTGCGTAATCCCAAATCTCCGTCGTCCATCATCGGCTCCCTTTCGCGTAATGGCGTGGGATTGCCGTTGACAGTTGCTTGGCTGCTTGTGCCGTAATCAGCATCCCGCCAACCCTGTAGATGACATTCCCTTTCTCATCCCGATGTCTAGTTCGCTGTAGGCGTTGCATCGCCATCTCCTTCCGCGCGGATTCTTTCAATAGCATCCCGATATCGCTTCTCACGCACCTTACCAATACCTTCAAACTCACAGTGTTCAGAAGCGTGATCTACAACCCACGGACCCATTACAGGTGGAAATAGAATCTCAAGAATTTTCATCACATTCGCCTCCCATCACATAATCCTCAGCAGCCTCACGAGATAACCGCCGTAAGCCGTCCTTCTTCATCCGCCCATCCGCATATCGGAATTGGTTCGCATATTCCCTATCAAAGCGAATGTCCTCGCTAAAATACTTCCCATGCTTGTCCTCAGTCACGACGGGTTGAACGCGAATAACCGTGTCCAACGAGCCATCATCGATCAAAAACGTGTTAAATCGCCTACCAGCCACAATAACTTGCATTGCCCTTCTCCTTTCTTAGTTCTAAAACCACATCGTCTGCTGCCTTACCCAACAGAATAGCTGAAACCCCTCCAACAGAAAATATCTCATGCCGCCCAAAACTCTGCCTTGATAGCATCGAAACGGCGCTTTCACGCGGTTAATCATGTTCGCACTCCAACAGGAAATTCATTAGCTCTAAAACGTCAATGCGAGTTGTTTATTTTCTTGACTGGGCCAAGCATCGAATTTCAACTCCCTCACCAACTCCACGTATCGTTCATACGTGATAACGCCGTGCTCAAACGCACAGTACAACTCTTCGATGCTTTGGTCAACGGTTGTAGACATGTCCTCCACATCAGCCTCCATGTCCATGTCATCCACCTTGTTGGCTAGCTATCGACGCTCACTTGGCCGTCGCGCTGCCCCCTTCCATCCTTCAGAAACTTGCGCTGCCATTGCGAATCAAGCCGCTCTGTCGTGTGTCGGCATCTGGAAGCATCTTGAGAGTATTGGCAATCAGGACATTCTTGCTATCCGCATCCCGATACGCCATTGGACAAAAGCCCTTTGTGGATTCTGCATGTTCTTTGCTCCACAACTCTAAACGCTCTTTGAGTGTACTTTTCTGTAAAAATTCGAGCGCATTTTCAAATGAACTTCCTACCCAAACAACTCGGTAAGAACCATCTGCTTTAGTCGCCTCGATAGTCAGTCTCCGCATATCGGTCATCGGAAATTCCTTCCTGTCCGCGTAACGTGGAGTTTAGGAGCCTTCATGTAACGAGACACTTCGCGCCAGTTTGCGCGGTGCCAGCGGACTTGCGTTTCATACTCTCCATTTACCAGCATCGCTTCGGCCACGCCTTTGTAAACTTTACCGTCAATCATTTTCAGGGTGTTCAGGTCGGATACTTCCGCCTTGCGCCAGTCGTTTCTCATCGTCTTTGCCTCGTCACCCTTCAGAAAATCGCGCTGCCGCTGCCATCTTCAAGGCTGCCATTGCTGGCTCCAAAGCCGAAACCCCTTGGAAGTGGGTGAATCTGAACCACTTACCGCCGTTTCCGGCTCAAAATTCAGAAAATTGCGCTGAAATTGCCAACATCACACGCGCGTGCTATGTCTATGAAAACATTGGAAATATCCCACAAGTTGGGGCTTCCCGAAATCGCGAAGGAGTGGGTGATTTGGTGCCCCTCCGGCAACTTTAAAGAATTCAGAATCAACGAGATAGGGGGGCGCGTGGTGGTGATAGTAGAGGACTTAAACACCAATAGAATCATAGGGTTATGGGTGGTACCATCAATGTAACGGCAAATAGGGGGGTTAGGGCCCACGGTGGTAGTTATAGCCCCACAAACGCGGTTTTTACCTGAATTATTGGTACATGCGAAAATATTTTAAAATAAATTGCGCCAAATCGAGGCTTGTTGAAAACAAAGGATTTTAACTCTAATGCTTGTAACCACATAGCATTTTTTGGATTTATTTTCATAAGTCGTTTATTTTCATATACATGATTTTCCATAAAAATGACTGTTTCAATCGCCTAATCAGTAGGCCCTTTAGGGGCCTGGAACTGATTAGAGTTTCGGACTCACTCTGTCTACACGATGGTGGTTATGGCAAGGCCGATCAAACTTCAGGATTGGGAGTTGGCAGCCGCGGCATTGATGGCAAGGTCGGGATGTTCCCTTAAACAGGCGGCTGTGGAGCTTGGGCAGGAAGTTACCAGCGAGGAGTGCCGGGCGCTTTTTAATCGGCCATCCTTCCAAAAGGAACTCTGGACCGCCAAACACAAGTTTAACATTGACATGGCCCGAGACCCTGATTTCAACCAGGACTCGGTGGTTGGGAAGATGCTTATTCTAGCCACGAAGCTGGAGGAAGAGGGCGCGAACGACAAGGCGGCTGAAGTGCTGCTAAAATTGTGCAAGATTAAAGGGTGGACAGGCCCCGAGAACGCCGTGAATATCTTTGGTGAGTTGACCCAAAAAGACCTGGATGCCATCCGAGAAACAGTAACCCCCAAACACAAGGTTCAATAAATGTCCATTACAGCAGCTCTGAACGGCAACATCACTATTACAGACGGCGAAACTGGCACCGTTGCCTATACCAAGACCCTCACGGGGTTGGCGGTTACTGGCACGGCATTTGGGGAAGTCTCCTATGCGACGGTTGGAACCAGCCCGGTTTCGATCACGCTTCCAATCAGCCCGGTTAACTTTCTGTCGGTGAAGAACACCCATGCCACCCAGAACCTTACCGTAACCTGGACGCCGAATGGGGGCTCCAGCAACACCGTGTTGACCCTCCAGCCAGGAAGCGGGATTCAGTTTCAAGAGGCCACGGCCGGTGGTGGGATCACAGCCTTAAGCCTGACCGGAAGTGCGGCAGCCACGACCGCTGAATACCTCTTGGCCGGGTAAACATGGCAGATCACGTAGTACGACAGAAGGCGCTGGAAGAACTGTCAAGGCTACCTGAAGATCAGCGGTTGGCGGCTTTGGACATGTTGGTTTCGAAGCGCCGACAAAAAGCCTTTGTGAAGTACGTGGAACCTTGGGCAGAGCAACAAGTGGCTCTGAAGTTATTTACATCTAAAGTCAAGGTCATGGGAATCCTGGGAGGAAATCGCAGCGGGAAGACCCTCTTAGGCGCGTTTATAGCGGTTGCATGGGCACTAGGAAAACAGTATTTTTTTAATGAACCGGCGTGGGAGTGGGTGAAAGACCTGCCTATTCCAGACGGTCCCAAGAACATCTGGATCGTCGGCCTCGATTTTAGTGTTCTCCGCGATGTCATCTGGCATGAAAAACTCCGCTATGGTAAAAGTCATCCGCCGTTTCTTCCCAGTGATGGCTCCGTCAGGGATATCAAAGAAGGCGATTTCCAAGTCTTCTTCGAAAATGGCAGCATCATTACGGGTAAGTCAGCGGATGCGGGTAGAGAGAAATTCCAAGGCGCTTCAGTCGATTTGGTATGGATAGATGAAGAGTGTGAATCGGATGTCTATGATGAGTGCTATCAGAGGACTGTTGACTGCGGCGGCAAAGTCTTACTTACTCTCACCCCTCTTACTGATATCAATTCTGGTGTGCGCAATCCTTGGGTCTACGACCTTTACGAAGAGTTTCTTAGCGGCAATAGCGATCTTCAGTTCTGCCAGCTCAGTACACTTAATTCTCCTTTCGTCCCAGAAGTAGAGAAGACTCGGTTGTTGGAGATGTGGACTGGCGACCCGGAGGAAGGCGCGAGATTATATGGAAAATTTGTCCGTAGGTCCGGCCTGGTTTATCCCATGTGGGACCGAAGTAAGCACGTGATCCGGCCCTTCTCCATACCACGCCATTGGCAACGAATTGTATCAATTGACCCGGCGGCCACCGGAGTTACTGCTGCTATCTGGTGTGCCGTGTCAGATACTGGGGACATATTCGGCTATAGAGAATACTACGAGAGGGAGTTAATCGTAAGTGAACATGCCAAAAGCATCAAAATCAAATGCGGCGGTGACCCCATCGACATCTGGCTTCTTGATCCTACATGGGGATCACAGCGCAACGCTGAAACTCACAAAACCGGCGCTCAACTATGGAGAGAGGCCGGAATCCCCGTACGTCTCCCTGATGTTGGAGAAGACTTCGGCTTGAACGTTAGCCGGGAATACATCAACGCCACCATCACCCCGAATAGTAGACATCCTAAGTTTTATCTAGTGGAGGGTTGTCCAAACTTTGAGCATGAGATTACCCACTATACCTGGGATTCCTTCACTGCCGGGCCGCAAAAGGGTTTGAGCAAGGAGAAGCCCAAGAAACGGAACGATCATCTTCTCAATGCGTTCCAATATCTTTGTACGCTTCGTCCAAAGGGTCGTAAGCAAGTTCGCCGGGATGCGGATGCTGATTTCTTCGGCGATCCGATCCAAAAGAAAAACCTCGCCTCCTACACCTAAATCTAACGATGAATGGGACCACATTCTTTGAAGTTTAAAATCCCTTACCTCTGGCTGCTGATCCTACCGTTCGCGCTCTATCACCTTGGGGAGTGGCTGAATATCTTGGTCATCAGCGTCAATCAAGGGACGATGCCGGTTATGGTTCCCGCTAGAGAATGGACGGAGGCGGCCTCCACCGGGACAGGTCTCTATCCCGGCAAGATGATTGATGAAGTACATCGCATAATCCAGCATAGCGATCACCTTAAATGGTTAGCCGATATTTTTGCTCAAAATCACGCAACTGAGGTTACAAGCATTGGGGATGAGCTTCTCATGCTTGGGGAGTGGTTAAAAGTCCCGTGCATCGCGGCTTGGCTAACCGCAATCGGCTTCACCAGCAAGGCCACCTAAAATGGGTCCCTCATCCTCTGAACCAAAGATAATCGCATACATTGTGAGGCATGGTGAGACGCTCCTAAACGCCCAGAAAGCTTTTAGGGGTCCGCTTGATCCACCTTTAGACGAGAACGGTCTCAAAGACGCCCACGAGATTGCGGACTTCTTCAAGGACATCGACCTCGGGGATGCGTATAGCTCAGACAAGCAACGAGCCGAGACCACGGCTCGGGCCGTCCTCCAACCCAAGGGAATGCAATTCGAGTCGGACCCCAACCTTCGAGCCTGGAATGTCGGCTACCTGGCTGGGCAGCCCAAGTCCGAACACCAAGATGACATCTCCTATTTCCAGCGCCACCCTGATGAACAAATCCCAAACGGCGAAAGCCTCAACCAGTTCCGTCAACGAGTACATCCAAGCATACTTAAAGCGCTACAATCTGGTATCTCCACCGGCAAACCCTCCATCGTCTTCGCGCACTCCAGTATCTGCAAGGAAGTTGGAAACATGCTGCACGGAGACCACAATGCAGGAAACGTGAAGCCGGGTGGGATTTTGCAGGTAGTGAAGGATGAGAATGGCTTCAAGGTGCATCCAGTTTTAAAGGGCAAAGAGGGGAAGCAAGGATATGGCCAATAGTTGTAGTGGCGACCATCGGTTTTTCGTTTCAGAACCAAAGACCAATCAAAGTAACACAGAAGCTTGGGTAATCTTAATTTGCACAAGTTGTGGTGAGGCGCGACGAGTTATCATCCCCCTCGATCCCACCAAGCCAATCAAGCAGTAAACCTCAAAATAAAAAAAGGTAGGTACACGAAATGGCAATTCCAGCGGTTTCTCTTCGCTACATCGGTCAGCCCTCCACTGCGGCGGCTGGTCAGATTCTTGCAAATAACAACGGCGGTCCCCTGGGGCGAACCCTTACCGGCACGGCAACCGTTGTCCTCGACGGCTCTCTTACCACGAGCACCATTAACTTCATTGATGGTTCCGCGAGTTTTGGAAAGCAGATTGTTCTCCCGCTCCAGAGTGTGGATGCCTCTATCAACACCACGGCCTCCCTCACGCTAACGGCGGTTGCAGCTTCCTCCGGCGGCAATGCGGTCTACACGGGTACGATTACTGGCGGCGGCTCGAACGCCCTCGTTGGCTACTATTTCACGGTTGCGGGCTTTGTGAACGCGGCGAACAACGGCGTGTGGATTGCGGTTGCTTCCACGACCACAACCTTGACGCTGGCGAATCCGGCAGCGATTGCCGAAACCCACGCGGGTACGGCTCAGGCCGGAACTGCGGCTTATCACTCCACCAGTGCGGATAGCTCGATTGCGGTTGGAGATTCGGTTGTCATCGCGGGTTTCAATAACTCCGCTAATAACGGGACCTTCACGGTTATCGCCACGAGTGCGACGACTGTTACCGTTAATAACCCCTCGGCTGTGGCGGAAACGAACCCGGCTGCCACCCTCTCTGATGTTCAGAACGGGACCCCAGTTGCTGTTATGGCGACGGTTAGCGGCGGCACCCAGCAAGCCACGGCCTATGTGGGCGCGACGGTTTCGACCATCACTTCCACGGGCTTCACGCTTGTGTACAGTGGGGCTGGAACGGCTGGGAAGACCCTCAATATCGTAGCAACGTTGTTCTTCCCTGGAGTCTAACTCCTTAACGGGGCTGCCTCTTTAGTGGCTTATGCGCAGGATGGCCCCGGATTACTGAATCAAAGAAATCTTCAGTGAAGGAGTTTACCTTGTCTCTCTTTAAAAATGAGTCTCCCAACCTCGGTCCGTATACAACGTATACCGGACTGTCAGGCAGTTCAAGTGTTCTATATCAATCCCGCATTCTCACTCTCAGTCCCATCAGTGCCAGTGCCATTCAGGGGTATTGGTTGTATGAGAACGGGGCTGGGTCTTTGTCCACGGAAACTGAAATCGTTACCCAAATAACAGTAGATTACGCGGTTGCGGGTCCGTCCGGCTTGACGATGGCAGTTAGGAAGATCACGGCTCCGGCTACGGCTCCAACGGCTGCCGCCGGTGCAACGGTCATTGAGTTGCTCACAACGCCGTTCACCCTCGACTCCACAGCCAACACCATGCAAACGGGGTCGTTGGTTACGTCGGCGAGCGCGTTGACTATCCTCCCCGGCAATAAGATTGGCGTGTCTATCTCCAGCGCCACTCAAACGGGTTTGACTGCAATGATTGTCCAGGTGTATCTGAAAAAGCTTACCCCTGGGTTATAGTTAGTAGGTCTTCGGCCACGGACCTAACAATGTGGCCACAATTTTATGAGGGTCCCCACCAAAGAGAAAAATGGGAAACTTCGCAAGAGAAAATGTCAATGCTGAAGCCCTTTCATGGGTTCCAACAGAACAACCCATTGTTGCCTCTAATGGCTACATGTGGTGGGACAATGACGGCAATCTATATATCATCGTCAACGGTAAGAAGGTTTTAATCACTGGCGGGGGTTCTGGAAGCGGAACTGGCACAACCGCTCTAAATGTCAAATCAGCGCCATATAATGCAAAAGGCAACGGCCAGACCACCCTATCTTCCATCACAATCACAAGTGGGTCCCCCATCCTCACTGCTTCATTTGATAGCTTCACCCCCAGCATGGTCGGCCAGCCGATTTTGGTGCAAGCGGCGGGCGCAGGTGGGGTTGATCTCTATACCACAGTTCTTTCGTATCAAAGCGCGACTCAAGTTACCTTAGCTACAAACGCCCTGTTTACCGTAACAACCGATCTTGACGCAACGTTTGTAGTCGGTGGCACGGATGACACCGCAGCGATTCAGGCTGCAATAAACGCTGCCGCTGCTGCTATTCCGCCGGTTGGGGTTTATATTCCAGCGGGGGTTTATTTAATATCTGCCACTTTAACCTTCCCAGGTTCCGGTGGTATCCCAACTTCGGTGATTGGCGACGGCAGTGAGAGTACCATTCTTGTGCGTAGTCAAGCATTTGCCTCTTCTGCCTCTCCTCTAATTGACTTTAACGCCGGGGAGAGAAGCTGTGATATTGGGCGATTTGGGGTGATTGGGGCATCTCTTGCTAGTGCTGCATCTCCGACCGTGGGATATGAGGTTGCCTTCGAGCACTTTAGCTCTTCGCAAATCTATGAAATCGCATGTTACAGAACCCGGTTTCAAAACGGTATCTACGCCTATATAACCAATGGCACTATCTCAGCTCTCCTCGATGTTTCACAAAGCCAAATTGCGTTAGATAATGGGGTTATTCTTAGTTCTCAAGCGGGGAGTTTCTTATTCACTCAGAACGGATTGGGCGGATATGCAATTGATTGTTTGTCTATTGGATATTTAGATCCACTAAGCCCACGAACCGATGCGGGGTTTTCATATACCGGGCAATCAAACTTTATTGGGGTTGTGTTTCAGGATTGCATTTGCGCCGGGAATGTTGGGGTTGAGACCGGGTTCAACCTTACCGGCGTCGCCCATTGCCCTGTTACCTTGATCGGTTGTATCGCTGAGGGATGCACAACTGTTGGGTTCCTGACTAATGGCTATGTCACGATGCAATCCTGCATCGGATTCAATAACACTCTTGACCTCCAAAACACGGGGGTTAACCTTCAGATCGGCCCTGGGTGTTGGTTTGGAACCATCACATCCTCAGCCAGCCCTATCTTTCAGACGAACTTAACCGCCGCTCTTGGAAGTACCAATGTTTTTACACTGCCATCCGATGCGGTTGGGCTGTTCAACGTCAGCTACTACATAGAATGCACTACGGCAGCCACAAGCGGTCATATCATCCCAGCTCTAGCATGGACCGATGAAGTCGGGGCGCGATCCTTAAACGGAAGCAGCCTTGATGTTAGTGCAACCAATTACGTTCAGGGCTCTATTGTCATCAAGGCAGCGGCAAACACCACTGTGAATTTCTCTACCTCCTTCAGCAGCGTTGTCGGCACCCCGCACTATAACGTCTACGTGGCGGTCAATAAGATAATCTAATGCTTGTTATCCTGGCCATAGTGTTGTTTCTGTTGAGTGGGTTTGATGCTTGGATCACGCAATCCCGGATTCGCAAGTATGGGCCAACGGTTGAGCTTAACCGAGCCATCAGCAAGCTTTCAACTGTTGTAGGACCTGAATTAGGTGCGATCCTGGGTGTTATGGTCCCCTCCACTGCCCTCATCGTTCTGTGCTTGATGGCCCACCTCCAATGGGTCCTTGGCATGATGATTGGGTTCAGGCTCAGAGCGTTCTTTGTGCAAGTTGAGTCAATTGTGTTTGAGAAACAGATTCGCGAATTTGCGGATAGTCTCAAATCCGCATCGATCTCCGGCAGTCACGCACATCCCTCCTGCGTTGCTCCCTTGTTTGATGATAAGGTTGAGCCAAGAACTGCCGGACCTTTTTCTGAGGGTGATAATGATAGACGCCGCTGAAAACCTAGACATGTTCGGTGTGGTTGCGGATACCTTTAACGGGAAGGTCTTCCTAACCTGCAAGAAGCACGTCTTTAGTTACAAACCGAATCAGCTTGCAACCCCCGGTTGTCACGGATGCCACCTTGTTCAACACCTTGGCCTTATCATGGCTGTCCCCGAGGAACGCCGGGAAGAGATTCTTGAAAACCTTGAATACAGCATTCACCATCTTGTCGAGGCGGATCGAGCTGGAACCCTCGACATTGCCAACCTCGAAAAGCATGGGGTGAGGGTCAAGATCGAAAGCGAAGATGGCAAGGTCACAGAGTACTAATGCTAATTCCAATTATGGAGTTTGATTTCAACCCAAACGGGCCAACCGGCACTTCCTTTCCTCCAACCATCATTCAATCTACTCATTGCCATACAAATCATTTGGTTCGTTTAATGTGGATATTTAGCATATTTACCGCTATTAAGAGGATGTTCTAGTGTCTAATAATTACGTCCAGGTTCCGCCGGATTCAACCGGCAAGAAAATGCAAACGTTTGAGAACACCGTCAGCGGGAATACCGTTGAGGCGGAAGCGGTTGTTCTTGTTCGTAGCAGCGATAATACGGAAATTGGAACCTCGGGACAGGCTCTTAGAATTGATCCAACTGGAACAACGGTTCAACCTGTTTCAGGTACTGTAACTGCCACACAGGCAACCGGGACCAATCTTCATATGGTTATCGATAGCGGAACCCTCACTACAGTTTCTACGGTAACAGCAGTCACGGCTATTACAAACGCTTTGCCCGCAGGCACGAACGTTATAGGGCATGTTATTACCGATTCCGGATCTACTACGGCTGTAACCGGGAGCGTCACCGTAGTCCAAGCCACTGGGACTAACTTACATGTGGTTGTAGATTCTGGAACGATATCTGCTGTTACAGCCATTACGAACGCGTTACCTACCGGATCAAACATAATCGGCAAAGTTGATATCTTAGGGAGCCTCGGTGTAGCTCTTGATGCGGTATTGGGAGCCACCAAACCCGCGAATGTTCTTCAAGTCGGCGGCAATGATGGTACGAATGCCTATGCTATTCCCCTTGCGTCGGGCGGCGGATCGGTTGTTGTCTCCGGTTCTGTAACAATTGCACCTAATTCAAGCGTTAATCTAGCTCAGGTTAACGGAGTTACAACACTAACAGGTGCGGGTGCAT